GGGGCTGATTTTCTATTGAGTCGATAAACACCCGCAGCTCCCGATCTCGTTGCAATCGGCGATCTCTCTCTTCTGTCACAACGTGCAATCTAGCCTTGGCTTTTTCATACCGTTTGACGAGCCTGTGTATTTCTTGGTGTACTCATCCTGTGGCTGTTCCGTGGCGGCGTTTTCTCTGACGCACTGACTGACCAGTTCGGCAACCACCTGGAGTTCTTCGTTCAGACTGTCGATCTCGCCATCCAGGGCTGTGCAATCGTTCACGAGAGTCCGCATCGTTTCGCAATCCCGTAGCAGTCGTTCACGAGAACCCATCAGCTGATTATAAGCTGAAAGGAACATCTGCTGTATGGTCTCCAGATCCAGAGTCGGTGTTTCACATTTGGCTTCACCTTTGAATTTGCTATTGCATCGCCAAATCACTCTGCGGTATGCGTCCGTGGAGTGCCACACCTTTTGACCGTAAAAGCCACCGCAGTCACCACAGATCAGCTTGCTAGCGAAGGCACTCGAACCGCTGTAGGAGCGTCCTAAATTCTGTCGGCGGACAATCTCATCCTGCACCGCATCAAAATCGGTGGCGGTAACAATAGCCGGATGGCTGTTCTCCACGTAATACTGCGGAACTTCACCCTCGTTGACCTTTTGCTTTTTCGTGAGGAAGTCTACCGTGAACTTTTTCTGAAGCAATGCGTCACCCTTGTACTTTTCATTCTGAAGGATGCTCATCACTGTAGTCTGGCTCCATTTCTTTTTACCGCTTGGGGTCGGTATGCAAAGTCCCTCAAGGTGCTTGCAAATGCCTGCCGCCGTTTTGCCTTGCAGGAAAAGGTGGTAAATCAGCAGTACAGTCTTTGCCTCTTCCTGGTTAATAATGGGTTGTCCGTTCTCTCCACGATCATACCCAAGAAAGCGTTTGAACGGCATGGTAACCTTTCCGTCAGCGAAGCGTTTCCGCTGTCCCCAGGTGACGTTCTCGGAAATGCTCCGGCTTTCCTCCTGGGCGAGGCTCGACATAATGGTGATCAGCAGTTCGCCTTTGCCGTCAAAGGTGTAGATGTTTTCTTTTTCAAAATAGACCTCTACAGCCTTGTCCTTCAGCTTTCGGACAGTGGTGAGGCTGTCCACCGTGTTACGAGCAAATCGGCTGACCGACTTGGTAACAATGAGGTCTATTTTGCCTGCGAGGGCATCAGCTACCATTTCATTGAAACCGTCACGGCGCTTTGTGTTAGTGCCAGAAATGCCCTCGTCCGTATAAACCTTTACGAACTCCCAATCGTCGCGCTTTTTGATGTAGTTTGTGTAGTAGTCGATCTGCGCTTCATAACTCGTGAACTGTTCATCGCTGTCGGTAGAAACACGAGCATAGGCAGCGACGCGCCGCTTTTGAATAGAAGCAGTCGGCAGTGCTGTGAATTTATCCCTTGTTGCTGGAATGACCGTTATCTGTCTTGCCATCGTCATTTACTCCTTTCTTGGCTCTTTGTCGTGCTTGCTCACGCATTTCGGTTGTCCATGATTCTGCCCTTGAGCGGTCTTTCCAAGTGCGGGTCAACACAGAACCGTCTTTCAGCCGAAAGTGCAGTGTGTTGTTGTCATCAGCGGTTATGCAGTCTACGGAGTCAATGCCTCCGGGAATTTCGACAACCAAGGCATCTAAGACGGTTTCCGGGATCTGTTTGGCGGCGCAGAACGACTTACCTTTTGTATTGAACGTGGCGCAAATCCAAACGATCTGTGTTTTTGTGGTTTTTCGGCGATAGTTTTTACCGCACTTGGCACAGATAATTTTTCCCGAGTACGGGTAATACTTTGTGATGGGAGTTTGCGAGGCATATCGTACAGCACGTCGCTCGATCTCTGCTTGTACTGCCATGAAGGTGTCCATATCAATAATCGCTTCATGAGTCCCTTCTGCGTGGTACTTTGGAAGCTGACCCCTATTGATGATGGTCTTCTTTGTGATGTGGTTCTCCCGAAAAGTCTTTTGCAGAATAAGGTTTCCGGTGTAGTTGTAGTTGCGGAGAATATCATGAATTGTGTTTGGATTCCAAACCTCGCTGTGGCGTGGCTTTATACCATCCTTGTCAAGATGTTTTCCGATAAGCAGCGTACCCGAACCTGCGAGATATTCTGCAAAAATCCGTTGAACGATTGCAGCCTCATCTGGAACTATTTCAAAGCGACCGTTAATCAGTCGGTAACCGAGAATGACTCCATTACAGGGTATTCCTTCTTCGAAGTTCTTTTTGATACGCCATTTTTGGTTCTCACTCGCGGATCGGCTTTCCTCTTGAGCATAGGATGCAAGGATGGTCAGCATCAATTCGCCATCACCGCTCATAGTGTGGATGTTCTGTTCCTCAAAATAAATATCCACCCCCAACGCTTTCAGCATACGGACGGTCTCAAGGAGCGTCACGGTGTTGCGGGCAAAGCGGGAGATGGACTTGGTAATGATCATATCAATTTTTCCTGCATGGCAGTCGGCAAGCAACCTTTGAAAATCTGGACGGTTTTCCTTGGTACCTGTGATGGCTTCGTCGGCATACACACCGACAAACTGCCATCCGTCCTCTCGTTGGATCAGCGCATTATAATAGCTAACCTGTGCGGACAAGGATTGAAGCATTGCATCCTTGCCGGACGAAACACGAGCGTAGGCTGCCACCTTTTTCTTGCTTTCAAGCCTGGGCAGATAATTGATTTTTGTTACAGTCTTTGGCATCATACCACCTCCTTATCAGAACACATATTACCTCTAAAAGGGGTATTTATCCAGTCAATATCCCGATATATACTGCCGAAATTGATACCATATACCTCACACATTTTTGTCTCTATTATGGTGAATTCTTCGGCAGTTATCAGCCCTTTTTCCTGCATTATTCGAGCCTGTGCAACAGCAGATTTGTAGCCCAATAGAGCATCGAAGGTCTTACTGTCCATCACACATACCCCCATTTCTATAACATTCCTGGGAGCAGTATTTTCGGTTAGCCCCGCCGTAATCAGTGAAAGGCTTTCCGCACGTGGCACAGATGTGCGGAACAAGTTTTGTGCTAACACGCTCTCTACGGTGTTTATTCCACCATGTCTGCTTACAGTGATCAGAGCAGAAGAGGCGAGGTCTTGCACCGGGAGTGTTATTGAGTTCTGCACCACAGTTTTTGCAGACAGGCTTGCCTTTGGGTGCTTCCAAAGTCATTCCGTTTCTTCGGCAGAAAGTTTTGATGGTGTTGACGGGGATGCCCAAAGCATCCGATATAGCCGTGTAAGTAGCCCGCTCTTTGCGCATGGCTATGATTTGATTTTTCTGTATGTCCGTCATGGTGGTTGCCTCCAATCCGAGGGACTTCCTCACTGCACCACCGAGGATTCATTTGCTGTTTTTTCAAAACTTAACGCCGTTTTCATAAAAAAATAAGCCCACCGAACCGCAATGGCTCGATGGGCTTGGTGGTTAGTTGGGGATCTTCAGCTTCCAACCGCTGTAGATGACATTGGATGTCAGTCCATTCAGTGTTTTGATTTCGGGGTATCGGCTACCCTTACCGAGGTATAGAGCGGCAATATCCCAGAGTGTATCACCCTTGACCACAGTATGAACACGATAGGCATTTTCAGCAGCGGAATCACCCTGGACGGGATAGATTGCCACGCCATCATTGGTGAACACAAAAGTGCCTGGGTTCTTGTCCGCAGCATTTTTAGCACTTGCGAGGATGCGATAAGCACCCACCTGGGACTTGCTGTCCTTCCAATCCGTACGCACACGGTAGTAACCCGTGGTCAGCTTTTCAGGGTAGGTCACCGTGGGTTCGGCGGGCTTCTCTTCGGTGGCATCCGCGCCAATGGCGAGCAGTGCTTTTACCTCTGCGCGGAAGGTGTCCATACTCTTGCCATGCTTTGGAAACCAGTGCATCACATCACCGTGGTTGGATGCAACGCCCTGTTTGTAGCCTTCGGAGTGGCAGATGATGTTCTGCTCGGTCAGTCCGTACTCCTTGCAGAGATAGGCACAAAGTTCAACGGCCTCACGGTACACCTTCTGGAAATAGGTGTAATCCGTAAGACCGTCCTCGCAGATTTCAAATCCGATATGGGTGTTGTTTGCTGCACCACCGGCGTGCCAGCCACGATGATCCCACGGGAGCGTCTGATAAGTGGCGATAGAGCCGCCAGCGAGTTTGCCGATAAAGGCATGAACGCAGACCTCTCTGCCGCCGGGATGAAAGGTGTTCCAGTGATTGTTGTACTGGTTTTTACCGAGCAGACCGTCATCGGGTCCCACATAGCGCTTTAACCAGGGGTTGTTTGCACCGGTGGAATGTACCATGATGCCTTTGACCTTGATTTTTCGGTTTGCCTTGTAACAGGCATTTTCAGTCAGAAACAGTTTATGCAGATTCATCGTCGCTGCCCCCATTTCTGTCGTGAAGCTGTTCCAGAACATCCTTCAACTTTTCGGGGATCGGCAGGCCAAGATGGGCGGCGTTTTCAAGCAGGCTCACGCCTTCATTAGAAAGGTAGAAGAAAATAACCGCAGTTCGCAGTACCCCTGCTTCGCCCAAAACATACACATCGATGATATTCCCGATACCCACAAGGGTGAAAATCAGAACCTTACGGCAGATGCCCTTAAAGCCCACCGCACTGGAGAGGTTCTTGTCTGCAACGGCGCACATGACGCCGGTGATGTAGTCGATCACCGTAAAGGCAATCAACGCATACAGAAAGCCGTCCAAACCGCCAAGGAACCACCCGAGGAAGCCGCCGAAAGCGGTGAATGCCAACTGAATGCCAGTCCAGATTTGTTTCATAGTCGTATCCTCCTTATTCTTCGTTAAAATGAATGAACGGCATCAACAGCGTGATGTCGTTCACAGAAATATGAAGTTTCTCGGTGATGGGGATGTCAATCACCTCAATATCGGGAGAAACATCCATATCGAGCAGATCTTCCAGTTCGGAGATTGCCTTGGCTTCATTCTCTCCCTCAAAGTTATAGTTGCCGTCATCGGTGGGTGTACCGTACTTTTCAAAGATTTTGATACGCTGCTCCGAGAAAAAGTCTGCCTCCTTCTGGAGTTCGTTCATCATCTTTTTTAAACGATATGCCAGGTGCAGACTGAGATCTCCGGCAGAAACCTTGGACAGTGCCGAAATCGCTTGAATGATGCTTTTCAGTTTGATCGTCATGGGATAACCTCCTTAACCAATGAGTCCATATTTTTTAAGTGCTGTAATCAGCGTAGCAACCGTGGCGCTACTGGATACAGTCTGTCTTGTGACAGGTGTTGTGCTGAAGAAACCGATTTTTGAATTGTTCGTGCTTCCGAGTTTCACTGTGTTGGAACCGAGATAAGCATAGTGCCAATAATAGGTTGAATTTCCCAAATAGAAGGGATATGTCGTAGATGTACTGTTAGGGCGCAGTTCGCGGGAAGTGTTGCAGATAGTGTAATAACTGGTACTACCTCCCATTTTAATTTCTTTACCAGCAAAATCACTTCCTGTAGACAATGCGGTGCCGTTAATGCACAGATTTGTACCACTGGCGGATAAATATACGCTACTGCTCAAATACAGTTTCGTGATATAACCTGTGTCCCAATAGTAGGTAGAAGAGCCAAGTCGATTAACCGCTGCGCCATTTGCCACAATCTCAAATGTGCCGCCGTTGTAGCCGATGAATCCATCGTTACTTCTGGCATTGCGGATAGTAATGGCTTCACACCATACTTCACCAAAGGGATAGGAGATATTGCCCAGATCCCAGTCAACGATTGTTGCGGGACGGACACAATGGTTGTCAGTATCAATAATCAAAGAGTGCGCGCCAGTGCCATTCCACGTGCCGATTTTAACCTGCGTACCTGCAAAAAGATAAAGATAATCGTAGTTCCAAGTGCCGTCACCACCGATATACATAGTGGAAGAAGTATATTCTTTGAGGCTGACCTTGCCGGACTCGGAATAAATGACTCTTACCTTCAATGATGTCGTATCGATGCGGTCGGCCGAAATCGTACCCGTGGTGATGTTGGCTCCGTTGATTGTGGTTCTTCCCGCCGTACCAAGAGCAGAAATCGTAACATAGCCGGAAAGGTCGATGGTATCTGAAACCAGTTTGATGGCTCTGTCCGTCATTGTGAAATTGGCAGAGGAAGTACCGCTGGCGATGATCCAGTTGATTTTGTTTGCCGTTTGAGAGACGGAAGAAATGTCACCCTCGGCATTGGATACCCTGGTGGTGATAGAGGTCAGACTCTGCGAAAGCGTTGAAATGGACCCTTCCGTATTTTCAATGCGCGTGTTGAACCCATTGACTGTTTGGGACAGAGAGGACATATTCCCCTCGACCGTCTCGATGCGGGTGCTGAACCCACTGACAGTTTGAGACAGCGATGAAACAGACCCTTCCACATTTTCAATTCGTGTGTTGAACCCACCAACAGTCAGAGAAAGGTCTGCAACAGCGCCTTCTGCGTTTTCAATGCGGGTATCAAAGCCGGACACTGTCAGAGACAGTTCCGCTACAGCACCCTCCGCATTGGCAATACGAAGGTCAAAGCCAGATACAGTCTGCCGAAGTTCGGACACATCCCCATCAATGGTTTCGATGGTAGATTCCAACCGGCCATCTGCAGCTCGAAACTCCTGTCGGATACGGTCAAGATTTTTTGCAGTGGAAGCCATCAAATTCGGCACATAGTCTCCGACTTCAACCCGAACGGTATAACGGTAGAACGGGTTATATGTGATGCTCACGATGCGGGTGTTTACATTAACACCCATCGGTGTATAGGTAATGTTCACTTCATCGCCAGCCTGTAAATCAGCCATTTTGAACAGCGAGATTTCATAGGCAGCGGTGTTTTCGCGAGAATCCAGGGTGACGGAGAGGTCGGTCACATTCTCTCCGTCCATGAGAATTTTCCTGGTGGTGCTGCCACGATGCTTGCGGAGATTGATAGCATAGCCGTCATACTCCACTTCGCATCCGCAGGCATCAATGAAACGCATGAGCGCATTTCGGCGGTTCAGCGTTCCTTCCGTAAAATAACACTCCACCCGTTCTGTGGCTTCACAGACGCCAATGGAAAAGGGCGTATCATCGAGCAACTCGTGAAGCCCTTCCATCGGTGTTCCCTCGAAAACAAAGGTAACGAGGTTATATTTTTCATCATTGAGCAGATACGAGATGTGTTCGCACTCTGCCGTGGTGACAGGGAATCCACCTGTGATTTTCCGGCTGACTCGGACAATGCTGTAATACTGCCCATCCAACTTTGCCGTAAGACCAGGCTGCATCCCCTGTGAACGGGAGATCAGAGAGGAAAAAGAAAGCGTCCTCTCGCCGGACAATTTGTCCACCAGGCTTGCTCCCAGCACACGAGGCAACGAGTACAACAGTGTACTGCCGTTATAGATTTCAAGTGCCATATCGTTTTCCTCCTTCCTTATGCCGTACCGAGATTTCTGACAAATACAGCATTCTGCGACCACTGGATTTCAGCCAAAATGCGGGCAAGCGTTGTTCCATCCAAAGTCAGCGGGATCGTTACATTGAAGGCACGATCACCGTTTCCGGCAGTGGCGGTCATACCATCCAGGCTTGCATCTACATCAAAGTTGGTGGGAATAGCCTTCTGCATATCTTCTTCCACGCCCTTCATGGCATCGACAAAGCCAACACCAATACCGGCACCCATATTCTCACCGATTCCGGCAAAGACCGTGGAGGGAGAATGAATACCGAGCAGCGATTTCACACCGCCCACAACACTGTTTACCAGAGAGGATGCCTTGTCGTACAGCCACGATGCCATACTGGACAGACCCTGTCCGATGCCCTTAATCATGTTTTCGCCAACTTCCATGAGATCCGGGATACCTTCAGAGAAGCCTTGAACAATGCTTGTGATAATTTGGGGAATGGCTCTGACAATCTCTGCAATAATCTGCGGAAGGTTTGCTACCAGAGATACCAGCAACTGAACACCTGCTTCAATGATCTGCGGAATGCTGCTGACTATAGCTTCCACAATAGCCGTGATAATCTGAGGCAGTGCTGTCACAATGGTTTCAATGATTGTGGGCAGTTCCTGTACCAACGCCACAAGTAGGTCGATGCCTGCCTGGACAATCAGAGGTAAGCCCTCTAACAAAGCTGTGATAATACCCTCAATAATCTGGGGCAGCACTTCCACAATGGTGGCAATGATGTCTGGCAATGCACCCACAAGTGAAGTCAGAAGCTGAATGCCCGCCTCGATAATCTGTGGAATGGCTGAGACAATAAACTCAACAATTGCAGTGATAATTGCCGGAAGTGCTTCTATCAGCGTGGGGATCGCATCCAGAAGTCCCTGTGCCAAGCCCATAATCAGCTGCAAGGCGGCATCAAGCAGGAGCGGGATGTTTTCCAGTAGCGTTTGCACCACGGTCGTAATCATCTGCACAACCGCAGGAATCAACTCTGGGAGTGCTTCCGCAATTCCGGCAGCCAAGGTAGCTACCATCTGAATTGCCGCCTCGACCAATGCGGGAAGGTTCTGAATGATGCCATCTACCAGTGCCAGCAGAAGCTGTAATGCCCCCTCTGTAATCTGCGGCAATGCAGAAATGATACCCTCCAGAATGGTCATGACCATCTGGACAGTAACATCAATCAGCATACGCAGATTCTCGATAATGGCGTTGCCGATGGAACCGATGATGTCTGCACCGAGCTGAATAAACATGGGAAGCTGCTCGGTTACGATGTTTGTGATTTCACCGACTGCATCTCCAATTGCAGTACTGATCGCATCGAAATCACCGTCTGCCTGGTTGATGGCATTGGACAGCGTGGAGAATACATCCGTGATGGCGGCAGACACTCCACTTACTGTAGGTAGAAATACACCCTCGATGGAGCGTTTTGTTCCTTCGAGGGCAGAGTCTAAATCATCATATTTGATTTCGTTGATCTGCGAGAGCGCATCGTACACTTCCATTGTGCCGCTCTCCATGCCGGAGAGAACAGGTAGTACATTGGCTTCCAGATCTTCGTACATCGTGCCGAACAAGGCAACCGCTGCCGTGTTCTTTGCCATTGGGTCTTCCATACCTTCCAGTGCCGACAGCACATCGAAGAAAGCATCTCTGGCAGAGTCACCACCCGCAGCGAACTTACCCATCATCTCCTCGGCATTCAAACCGAGAGAGGTAAAGGCATCAATTGTAGTCTGGCTTCCGTCTTTGGCTCGGATGTTGAATTCCTTGACTGCGTCACCGACCTTATCGATGGAGAAAACGCCAGCTTCAGCACCATTGACCAGGCTTGTCAAAAACTCATCGGCAGACAAACCAAGAGCGGCATACTGCGCGGAGTATTCGTTGAGGGTATCGAGCAGATCGCCGTTCTGATCGGCACCGTTCTGTGCGCCAACGGCGATAATGTTGTACGCTTCTTCGGCGGACAGACCGAAGTTTTTCATCAGAGCATTGACGGTTCGAGCAGACTCCTGCATATCGTAGCCGAAGGTGTCACGGAGCGCAAAGCCGGATTCCGTTGCCTTTTCCAGTTCTTCACCGACAAGTCCCGTGGTCTTTTGTACCACAGAAAGCCCCTCTGCTACATCGGTCAGGCTTTCACCAAAATTGTGGGTATATACCCTTTGTGCCACCTCGCCCAAGGCTTCCAGTTCGGCCCCGGTTGCTCCTGTAGAGGCAGAGAT